AGAGGAGTGTATAATGACTTTGCCTTCTTTAGACCTATTACTAAATGTGGGCCAGTAGTTACTACTACTGGTAATGGCTATGGTCAGTGTTTTAACATTAAAGACTTATATGAAAGTACCTCTGTCAAAGAGTTCTTTTATAGATATGGCGGTATAGATACTGGTCATATCCCAGGTAAGTATACTCCTATTAGGTATCATTGGATTACTTTGTACCCTTTGCTTACTTTTGGTACTATGGAATATCGGGTATTTAATAAGACATTGAATCCCATGTATTTATATAGTGTAATAAAATTCTGCCAATTAGTAAGTAAAGAAATGTTGGGTTGCACAACTAACTTACCAGAAAATAGTATATTTGACCCACACAGTAAAACTTCTGTTATTGATACTATGCTTAGCTTTGTTAAGAGCCATTCATTACATATTGACAGGAGTGAGTTAGATACTCTAACTAATATCATTGAACGCACCCCTTCTATTAGACTAGAACAAAACTATGTGCTAACTCATTTAGCTAGAGGCGGTTCAAGGGTAAACAGTATCTTTGGAAGTAATTATTGTACTCCTAGTGTACCTAGTAGTGCTCTTAAGATACCAGAAGTAACTACGATTCATGATCTTAATCCAGACAATGAACCGCTATTAGGATAATTATGTGCCAATTAACTTTAATTAATGTAAATAAAGACATAAATAAATTAATGTTGTATACACAGTTATTAGCTAATAGTGCTGTGTCACACCAAGATGGCTTTGGTTTCTATCAGAAGGATAGTACACTTTATAAGTGCAAAACCAAACCTGCTGATGTTGCCAACTTATCTGATATTATTAATGATGGTATTTTAAATGTTAATCCTATTATAGGCCATGTAAGACTGGTATTTAATAAGACTTCTGTATTAGATGAAAATGCTCATCCATTTGAGACAGATAAATTGGTACTAGCACATAATGGCACATTAACTCCTAAGTTAAACGCAATAGATAAAAATAAGTATAATAAAGAAATAGATAGTGAGATATTTCTTAAGGAACTTAGTGAAGTTTATACAGGGGATAACTTTGTTAAAGCCTTTAATAATACTATGGCTAAGTTTACCGGGCCATTTGCCTTCTTAATTTATAGTAAGATAGAAGATAAGTACTTTGTTATTAGAGGAAAAACAAAACAGTTGTATGCTGCAAGATTATTCCTTGGCAAAGAGAAGGTAGGATTTATAGTCAACACTGAATTACCTACCTTACTTGTTGGTCTAAATAAAATACATGTTATAACTAAATTAGCAGGTATGCCTATACTCACTTATGAAGAGCCAGTCTTAATAGTCGAGAATACTATTAGTGTAGTTAAAAATAGTCAAATTAAATACACTGCTACTACCACTGAAAATGAACCAGAGAAGGCGATTACAGTATGGAACTATACCAAGAAAAGATATGAACCTACTGATTATGTATATTCAAAAACAGTTGAAAATAAAGCCGAAATTAAAGTCAGTATCAAGCCATTATTGGACTTTGCTATACATAATGCACTAAGTATGGAAGAAATTGACTTGTTAATGTATAAAACAATAGGAGTACCTATTAGTTATTGTACTGATAATGACTTTCTGGACTTTAATAAATATATCTTACCTAAATTGAATGGTTTTGCTACAAAAGAAAAGACTCATATATGGGAGTCTATTCTTGATGGATTAAGAAACCCTTACCCATTAGATATTTATCTAAAGTATGGGATTAGATTTCCTTATATGCTAGAGAAGACCACCATCTTATCTGGTATAGATAACGATATCTGCGCTGCGGAGATTAAAAGAAAGCATGAAGAGTCCAGTAAGATAGACTTAACAAAGGAGGATATATACGGTGGCGACTAAATATATATTAACAGCACCGGTGGCATTTCCGTCTGCTAAGCTAATTAGAGAGAAGTTATTATTATTTACTCGTAATGATATACTAGTTACTTCTGATGAAAGTAGAGTAAGAAATAAAGCTAATATATTATTCTCTTACGGACTACCATCAGAGTACTCAAGACTAAATACTAGTGGCTTTATGCACCTATGTTCAAATAAGAACCTATGCTCTTCTTTCTTGAATGAACATGGGTTTACTTCTCCGGTATTTAAGAGAGGCACTCCTACTAGGCAAGACTATCCACTATTAATTCGTACTACTTTAACCGGGCATGGAGGTAAGGGTATTATTATCTGCCACAATGAAAGGCAGTTTAATACTAGCTGGAATACCAGTTACTGGTGGACTAAGTTTATCAATACCACCTCTGAGTTTAGAGTGCATGTATTTGATGGTGCTATACTTAAGTTATTTAAGAAAGTAAGGCAGGAAGAACTAGAAGATAATGACTATCCTATTAGGAACTTAGATAATGGGTATCATTTCTCTCTAAGAAATAGGGAAGACTTTCCTGAGATAGTAAGTTTGGTCTCTAACTTAAGTCCTATATTAGAAGGTGGTACTTTCTATGGTTTAGATATTGGTCGTATTAAGAACCAAAGAGATTATATTGTCTTTGAAATAAATACAGCTTGTGGACTAAATGAAGAGACAGCATTATTATATGCAGAAAGGATAGCAGAAAAGATAGTACTTTAATTATGGAGGTATGTAATGTTCATAGGACAAACTAGAATATGGAGTGAGTTAGAGATCATTCTACCAGAACTTAGAAGTACTGGTAATAATACTTCATTCTTACTAAGAGCGCCTTCTGGTTATGGTAAGACTATTATGAGTTTCAAGATGGCAAACTATCTAGACCCTAATAATTATTATTACTTATTACCAAATAATGATGGTATAATTAATCTTAACTTAAATAAAAGAGTATACATAATAGATGAAGCACAGACTTGCTCTAACCAAGAGATATTTTATCCTTTAATAGATTCTGGTAGATATATATTTATATTTACCACAAATGAAGCTGGAGAATTGCGAGAACCTTTACAGAATAGATGTATAAACTATATCTTTAGTGAATATAATGATGATGAATTAAGAGAGATGGTTGATATTTATCTAGTAGATAAGCCAGTTGGCTTTAACTACTATCCTTATTTTACTAATTATAGTAGATGTCCAAGAGTGCTAAATAGGCTCTGTCAAAGATTGGGTTATATATTTAGGAATCGAGGTATACCACACAGTGAACTTGAATTTAGAAGTATATTTGAAAACGTTCTTAATATCAGAGATGGATTGGATGAACAGCAGTTAAGGTATATAAGATTTCTATTAACTACTAGATCGGCATCACTCGACTTAATCTCTACTATGATAGGTGTAGATAAAGCATCTATTAAAAGGGATATTGAACCAAGTCTTATTTATAAGAATTTAATTACTATTACTTCAAGAGGAAGGAGTATGGCACATGAGTTTAGCATCTAAAATTGTAGATGGTACAGATTTTACTTATCAAGAGATAGTAAGTGAATGGGAAACTTTAAACTTACTAGGTTGGCTTAGTTATACTACTACAGCCAATGATATGGAATTTATTGAGTATGCTCAGGTATGCACATCATCATCAACAGATATAATTGTTATTAATACCTTAAACAAAGTAGTAAGTATTAGACTGCAACAGTATAACAACAATAGAATTAAGTTAGAAAGTGAGGAATTTAAGTCCCTATTAGAAGACATTATTACTGTTTATGGTAAGTATACAACTGTACTCGTTAACGTAAATACTCTTACTGTATTGTATGACTTTAATTCAAAGAAAATTAATCCAGAAGAGTTCACAGAGTTAAAAGCAGTATTATATGATAACAATGCCTTCTTATCAAAGGCAGAAAGAGACAAGTCCAATATAATAGTTGAAGCCAAGGGTGCTATCTTTAGGTGTGCACAAGCAGATATAGTTTATATTATGGCATTAAAGCAAGACTATAATCTACTACAGAATGGTGACTATATACCAACTGACCGAGGAGGAGAATTTATATTAACTTATGAGTTTGTTAAAAACGGTGGGCCTGTTGAACCCCTTCCCTCAAGGCATGTTTGTTTTGAAGGTAAGAGAGAACCGTTACTAGATAAATATGTAAGTGGTATTAATGCTAAAGATATCTCAAGGTTAGGTCATAGAGATATGGAAAAAGCAAACCGAGCAATACAACCAGTATTAATAGAAGATAAGATAGTAGATACGATTAAACTATCTGCAATTATAGATAGAACCTGTGACATAGACCAACTCATGGATAGTAAGGTTACAAGGTTCATTGTTATAATAGATCGTGAGGTTGGTTTTGTTATTGACAAGGCTTACTTTGAGCCCGAAACTAGGACACTAGTTGTATATACTAACTTACAGAGCGATTATTATGCTCAGACACAACTAAAGTATAGTAATGTCATATTAATACATAAATGTGATTTGGAGGATTAAATGTTATACCATTCAGCTTGTGGTAACCCAGTTTATATTGACAAGTCAAAGTGTATCAAGGTATTAAGTTCGTTTGTTGTATTACAAAGTAGTGTTAGACTAACTACTGGCAATGTCATTTCTAATGACAAAGAACTTAAGCCAGAATTCTTTTGCCCCACTTGTAACTGTGCTGTTCCCTTAACTGATATAAGAGGTAAGTGTGATAACTGTGGCAGTGACCATACTCTAGAGGGTTTATTTAGGGTAAATAAAGTTCCCGGTTATTATTGTAAATCTTGTGCAGATAGTCTCTATCCTGCATCAAGTAAAAGAAGTTTGCTTAGTATTCTTAATAGTATTAAAGGAGAGTAACTATGTTTAGTGCAGAAGAAGCAAAGAAAGCAAGCATTAATTACCATCTGAACAAAAAAATAGATACTGTAATTGAAGAGGCTAGGGCAGCCGGTCACAATATACACATAGCTCTTCTTATCTTGAGCATATATGACATGCTAAATCGGGCTGCAACGATGGGCAGACACAATATAGTGTTAAATAAAGCTGACTCTGCTCTTTTTATTAAGTATTACAATGGTTTACATACCATATTTAATGGTATGGAACATTATGATGTAAAGCATACTTATGCTGGAGATACTATGCATGATTCAAGTATTGTTATAAGTTGGTAATAAGGAGAGTTAAGTATGAATACGTGGGAAGTACTGATACATGGTAGTATGACTAAGAAAGACAAAAATGGTGACACTCAGTTTGAGTTATCAGTGATTAAGAAAGATAACAAGCATGGGCATGATTCGTGGGGTTGGGGTAACTTGGATAAGATCATCCTCTTTACTAGTGATGGCACTAATCTTCTTGGTTATCCATGTGAAGAAGAGGTTGTATATATGAAGTATGTAGCCAGTCTATTATGTAAAGCACTTAATAATGGAACAAACTATGATTGGGTCAAAAGAGAGCACACTGATTTCTTAATTAAGGAGAAGTAAGTATGGACAATTTATTATTTGGGTCTGACCCGGAAGTATTTGTAGTAGAGAAGAAAGATAATAAAGAGTGGGCTTTACCTGTTCCCTTCTTTATTAATAACTATCATGCTCCTGTGTTAGAGATAGATCAAGATCATAAACATCCTGTACTATTTAAGGATAATAACTATGCTATTATGATGGATGGGGTAGCATTTGAATATACTTTACCCCCGGTTAAGACTGCTAGGGATATGTTCAATAACATCCAAAGTGGTCTAAATAGACTACGAGACTATGCAAGTAAACTTGGATATGAAGTATCTATTAAGCCCGCTGTTAATTATGACTTTGATAGGTTCTATTCAGAGAGGGATACTTTATCGGTACAGTGTGGTCTCTTTGGCTGTGATAGGGATTGGGATGCTGTATTAGGTAATAACTATGACTCCCCTTCAATTGATGCTACTAAGCATCCTTATAGATATGGTGGTGGTCACTTCCATATGTCAGACTATAATCAGTTATTAAGAGACTACCCTATCCCTATGATTAAATTCATGGCTATTTGTCAGGGTAATTATTCTATTGCCCACTCTAAGTACTTACCATTAGAGAAATTAAGAGCTTGGAAGTATGGGCAACCTGCCCGGTATAGGATTCAAAATTATAAGGATGGTATAACTGGAATAGAGTATAGAACACCAAGTAATCACTGGATAGAAACTCTAGAAACTATAGAGGGTATGTTTAGTTATGCTCAGAAAGCCTATTCTTATCTAGCAGCTAGACGGTTAGATATTATTAATGAGTTTCTTGAGCCAACTATTAAAGCCATTTCAGAAGCTGATGCTTCTCTGGCTAATCGAATCTTAACTGCTTTACCATAATAAGGAGAATTAAATATGTCAAGCCAATCTACAACAATTGATGAAATCATCACTATGGTAGGAGAAGATGTACTAATTAACTTTCTTACAGTAGTACAGAATAATACCACAGACTCAGCTACCTTAGCTGCTATTGAAGGTTACTTAGCAGATTTAACTAAGACTAAAGTAACTGTAACCCCAGAACAACAAGCCGAGATGCTAAGTAAGATTAAAGTAGGTATTACAGATACCTTCTCTATGGCTAGCTTTAAGAACTATTATCCTAACATTAGCTTGATTAAGAATGTAGCTGACGTGGCTAACTATGATCTTATTATTGTTCCCGGTGGTGCAGATATTGATCCTGCTATCTACGGAGAAGTTAATAAAGCATCTGATATCTCCAAAGTAAGAGATGATACAGAAGTACCTCTTGTTAAAGAAGCATTACGCTTACGCAAGAAACTTTTTGGAGTGTGCCGAGGTCACCAATTAATTAATGCTCTAAAAGGTTGTAGTATCATTCAAGATTTGTATGGATATGGTTATAAAGCACATGGTAATACCCATGATTTAGAGTGGGTAGTTAGTAGTGGCTTGCTATATAAGTACTTCAATGGCAAGCCTGTAATATCTATGCACCATCAAGCAGTACTTAATGCTAACATTAAGAATGTATGTTTGTATGGTGGAGTAGTAGAGGGCTGTGAGAATAATACTATTATTACCACACAATTCCATCCTGAATTTATGGAGGGTACTGCCGACTTCTTTGCAGCGTTGAAAAGTTGGGCATTTAATATTCAATAAAGGAAGGTATTTATGACTGGAGATATTCCAGAAATAAAGGATGGTAGCATATGGCATGATGATGGTGCCTATGAGGAACCTGTAATAATAGTGAACGAAGGTAATGGTATCTTTATATGTAACTTCTGTTCACTCAATGACTTTCAGGATATTCCTATCAAAGGAGTAATGGCATTAAAAACTCATGCCGATCTTCATTGGGAAGCTGGTGATGTTATACCAGATAAAACACAGGATGTTATTGATGACTTAATAGAAGAATATATTGAGTCGGGTCAACTAGATAGCTAAAGGAGACTATTATGTCTAGACCTATTGATAAAGAAGTTACACAACTTCTACTTAATGATTTACAAGGTACTATTTTAGGAGGTTAATTATGGTTAAAATGGATAAATATTTATTAACAGTATTTCCTACTGCTACACCATTTGATAAAGAGTTAGGTTCACATGGTAATGTTACCCTTTCTACTTCTTTCTGCAGAGAGATTACTATTAGTTCTTTTAATAACTTTACTGATAATTATAATGGCTTAGGAGAAAAGAAACAAAAGAGTACCTTAATTGTTGGCTGTAATTTCGATACTCCTAAGATAACCAATGATGGTGTTTATAACTTAAGGAAGTTATATAGTATACTTTCTTACTGCACACCGTTTAATACAGTGTCTATGCTAACCAACTTAAAATACATCAATACAACCCTAGCAAATTTAACTGGTATCTACTTCATCGTAGACTCTGACACGATGCAGAACCTTGGATTGGATAGAAAGTCTTTCTACTCTATGATACTTTATTTACTAAAGAATAGAGATATACATGAAGTAGTGTCTTCTTGGAACCCTAATGATATTGTTGACGGTGGTGGTAAATTAAAGGAAGACTATTCTAAACAATTAATCAATACCATTATTACATCTACTGACTTATATAATCTTAATCCGAGTCAGAGATTCTATATGGGTTACTATGTTTATGCTATGTTAACTTCTATCAAAAAGGAGAAGGATACCTCCAGCACTACTAATGGTTTTGCTTCGGAAGGTAAAGTTAACTTCTACGACGATGCTATGAATAGTTCAATTCCTAACCGGTACTTAAATACCTTCTCCGATAGTATAAGAAAGACAGCTTGTTTATCAGAAGTGGTTGGTGAAATAAAATCTAGTAGTAATAACATTGTTACCTTATTAAAGACTGCTACTGCTTTAAAAGATAAAGTGGAGGGTAGTTAATGAGGAATGATATTAAATTAAAGAAGGCTTTTATATCTTGCTTGTATTCTGCTACCTTATCTCAGTTAAACAAGACAAGCAGAGATGCTTACTTGCGTAATAGTAATCACCACTTTAGGTGGTGTAGTGAAAATAATTTAATAAATAATAAGATAAGAAACTTTGCTTATATAGGAGGAGAAAAGTTTGAGGGTACTATGGATAATTATGATACAATGCTTTCTTATATAATAAGTATAAGGGATACTTATCACATTGACCTGACTACCCTAGAACTGCGAGTATAGTATGATACTATTTGCACTTAAAGGTGAGGATAATTTTATACGTATCCAATCTCCAGATGGTACTTTGTCCTCTTTTCCAAATAGAAAGATGTATGATTATGTATCATATGCTTGTTACAACTATGCTAAAAACATAGATGAGTTACTTAAATTTATAGCTTACTTTAGAGAAAGGGAAGAGCATAACTTAATTATCTTCATACATAAGAAATATTATGACCCCAATTTTAATGGTATATTTGGAAACAGTACTGAGAACTACTTCGGTATTGACTTAGTTACAGGTTTACAAGTGGATAGGCAGTGTGTCGAATATACCTTGTGTTCTTATTAAGGTAACTAACCTTGTGTCCGAATAGTCATGTTAACATCAACTTGTTTGTATAAACAAGACTTATTAAAAAGGATAACTATGTTTACAATTGATAATGGTTTAAATGATAAGGGCCAAAAAATTACTACTAAAGTGTGGTTTAAATATGGTATGGAGGGTAATAGTAGAACTACTACTTGTACCTTCTCTGTTTATCTAGATAAAACTAAGGTAAATGATATGGTATCTCAGACTGCTTATTGTTTACCTAAAGATACCTTCACCCGGAGTAAGGGTAGAAAGTATTCTCTTCGCTATGCTTTAAGAAGTCTTGCTCTTCCTAAAGAAGATAGGGTTATGTTTTGGAATGCTTATAAAGAAGCTTGCTCTTCCAAAGAAAAGAAGGAGATGAATTATCCTCCTAAATCTAAATAAGTTTTAAGTACAATCATAGTGCTGGAGTTATCCAGCACTAAAATGGTATTTAAAACTATAGTGATAAGAAAGGAACGGTATGGTTATTAAACCGGAATTAGAAATGTTTGAAGATACTAATAAACCTTATTATCTAGCTACAGATAATTTAGATAATCAAGAACAAGCTGAATACTGTCTTGAAGACAAAGTAAAGGAAGGGTTAATTACTAGGTTGAAAGCTGGCCTTAAATTTGGTGAAATAGATTTTGGTAATAAACCAAGTTGTATTTGGATTTATGAAATTAAACTAATTGGTAAAGTAGAATAGGAGACTTATATGAGTAGTAATGAAATTATGGCAGGAATTAAAGATGAGTTATTTAAATATAGGTTTGTTAGGGCAGTCTATTGTAAAGAACAAACAGAGACTATAAGAGACCTCAACAATGAAGTAAACAATGAAGATGTAATTGGCTATATTAACAAAACTGAAAACTATTATGTAGACTGTAGTTCATTACCAGAAGACATAATGTTTGTAATAGAATATCAATTAAATGCACATATAACCAACAACACACCAGTGTCTTGTACACTTACTATAGGAACATTAGATGTATTTCAGGAAGGTTATTATCCTGAAAGTACCGAAATGAACCACATAGTAACAACTACTAATGTTCAGTATGATAGTATAGAAATAGTACAAAGAGTTATTAAAAAGGTTCTTTCACACCTAAGAGGTCTAGTTAGATATTTAGACTGAATTACAAATTACATAGGAGTATATTAGTATGATTGTATGGAAAGCTACTAAAATAGATGTAACAGTAATACCAACTATATACTGGGCAAAGAGATTTAAAGATAAGGACGATGCTATTAGTTATATTAAACTAGATGCTAAAGAAGATGGTTTAAAGTGGCAAGAACCCATTCTTAATACGGAAGATAAGATGATCTGGAATTTAGGTCTTGTTACCTTCTCTATAGAAAAAGATATACTTAATTAAGGAGCAAGTATGTTTATTAATATTGGAAACAATTGCAATATAAATACAGACTATATACTAAGCCTTACACCCAAAGTAGAAGCTAGTCGAGAAAAACAGTACACAATTAACCCTACAGCAAACAATAAAGAAGAGTATGATATTGTTGTCACTGCTAAGTTAACTATAGAATTTGGTACTGTGCTGAGAGAGGATGTAATGCTAACTAATTGGGGAAAAGTACTTATGGAAACCAATGCTAACTCCTTAAGCAGAACATATCTTAAGACTGTAGTATTGGAAGGTAGAAGAACATTTGACAAGGAATTATGTATTAATGGCTGTATTAAAGTAGATTATCCTAGAAATAAGTTAAGTGACATAAAAGCAAGTTGGGGTTCTGTAGTACAAGAAGCAAACATTACATTTTCAGGCCAAGGCTCCGCATATACTGGAGATTTATATTCTACTTTAATGGCTATTAATAGCTTTGTCAATGCTGGAGTAATTAAGTTTGCTATGCCTAAAGAACTTGTATTCTATAAGGAGTAAATATGAAGAACAAAACAGTTAATGAGCAATTAAGTAAATCTATTTACTATGATATAGAACAAATAAATAGAGCGACAATAGAACTCTATAAACTAGCTACTAGTTTTCAAGAAATTGGACTTAGTACTGTAGCTGAAACACTTAATGAACATATAAGCAATATTGATTTTAATCTTGGCGATATTAAGTCCTTAGTTGGAGCACTTGCTGAGAAGCAAATATGATTATATATAAACTAACTAAATGTTACTTTGAAACAGAGTATGATGACTTAGGTTTGTTTAGAACCGAGGAAGGTCTTCTTAAGAAAGTACGGGACACACTTGTTAATAAGTACATAAGTTTAGTTCTGATTAATGGTACAGTTTATTACAAAAAAGAAGATAAGACCTATCCTCTATATGAATATATAGTTGATATAATTGATACAGATAAACTGGAGGATTAAAGTGATTAATATAATGCCAGCTAGGGAAGCCTGTATATTATCCAAAGAGGCTATAGATACTAGACTAGGTACTAAATCTGGTTTAGTTGATAAAGCTATTGAACTGGTAAATAATGCAATTGATTTCGCTGCCAAAGAAGGTAGGTATGACATACTTATCTATCAATCTGAAATGCCTGAGCTATTTGCAGACAAGGATGTTAGCTTTGTAGTAGAATCCTTACTTAAGCTAGCTAACTATAGAATAGCTAGAGCACACAGCCTAGATACTGTAATTCACCCATATGAAGACCACTATCATATCTGGTGGTTACACATGAAGAACCATAAAGGAGACTAAGATGGTTTGCTATCAACCATTAAGTGATAAAGAAATAAAGGCTTTACCTGTAGAATTAAAGGTGTGCTACTATTTACATGCATGGAATAAGAATATTAATCCACAGAACTTTGAAGAGTGGTTTACTTACTTCTTTTCTATGTTTGATAAGAGTGGCATTTTACAAGACGAGTATGAACAAAGTATGATTAGTAGGGAGGAACTTATTGCCTTCTGCAAAGTAAAAGCAACAAAAGCATATAATAAGCTGTACACTTTTATTACCAAGTACTTATAGGAGATTAAAATGATAACTGCAAACGAAGCAAGGAAACAACTAGAAGAACGAAACAGGAACCACGCACTAAATAACAGTGATAAAATCAACAACTTATTAGAATATATTAGTAGTATTATTAAAGATTCCATAGAAAATGGCGGTAGTCAAGTTTCTATTCAGGAAAGCAATATATTCTGTAAGAATAGTGAAGAATTAAAAGATACCTTTTCAGATACTGTTCTATTGAAGAAAGTTATAGGCATACTTATAGGAACATATAAGTATCACGTATATGAAAGTTATCTGCTCGATTCAATACAGTATATTACAGTAAGTTGGTAGGAGACCAAAATGGATAACTTAATATCAATAGATAGAGCACTTAAACTGGCAGAGAGGTTAAGTAAGATAGTCACTTCTTCTAGCCCTGAATATGTTAAAGCTGTAATAACACTAGCTAATGAACTAAGTAAAGAAAGAGAAGAAATAGATAAATTAAATAAACGTATCTCTTGGTTACTTAGTCCAGAAAGTATGGGTAAATAATATGAAACATAAAATAGTGAAAGATGACTGGAATCATTATGGTCATGGTGTATATAATGATAAGTTTGAATTATGGTTCTGGACTAACTGCCTAGATATTGCTTTCTATAGTAAGTATTTAGTAGTAGAATTAGAAAAAACCAGAAAAAAGTACATACATTACCACACTTATTTATTCTCGGCTAATATAACAATTAACCATGATAAATCAGAAAGTGAATATAGTATTTCTATTTCTATCACGCTATTAAATGTTACTTTGTCAATAGTAATAGGCAAAGGTATTAAAGAATTCCCTTCTTGGATGGTACAATATGAAAACTAAAAGAATATTAGTAGATATACATTGCTATTCTTTTTTACCAATCAAGGATGAAACATATATTGAGGTCTTTCCTCAGCTTGACATACTTATTAAAAATAAGCTAAGAACAGCTAATATTAGCTTATCTTGGTTATTCTTTGGAGTAACCTTTCATATATGGATAAGGAAGCACAAATGAAAGTATACCTAGTTACTCTGTACAAAGAAGCTCCTGATTATAGTGGTGGTAGAAATAATGTATATAAACACATAGTATTTCGTGCTACATATAGTAAAGAAGCAATAGACGACGTCATAAGCAAAAAGATCAAGTCTATAAATAGGAATGATAGATTTCCTGTGGTTTCTAGTGAGTACGATTTAGAACTATTAGATGTTATTTAATAAGGAGATAAGATGAAACTCTCTGGTATACTACTTAACTGTAGACCATATAGTTTTGGTAGATTAGGGTCTTGGTTAGTGTGCTGGGCAGACATTGCTACCGGATTTGTCGGAGTTATTACATTGGGATATATTGTACCAAGTTGGTCATTCAATCTGATGTCTAAACTCGTGCTTGATAAAATTAAAGCTAATAGGAGCAAAGTATTATGAAACAATTAGTATCATTTTTATTTGGTGCTTTATATGCAAGTGCTATCTGGGTATTGTGTGATGTCTCACAAGATAGTATTATTTATTCATTAGGGTTAATAGTAGCAATAACTGGTGGCATAGTTTTAATAATGGTAGCTTTAATCTATATAGCAGAGCATTGGAATAAGTAGGCTAATATGGATAAGTATTGTAAGCATATAGTAACTTATTACGATAATACCACAGAAGAAATAAATAATAGTACCCGGTTTGAAGAGATTGGCTCTCTATTTATATTCTATGATAATACTAGTGTTGTTAAAGCAATCAAGGTAGACTTAGTTAAGAGCATAGAATATAAAACAGAGTACCACTTATCTAGGGAAGCTAAGGATAAGTTAAACGAGTCCTGTAAAAGGTAACACAAATAAGGAGAGGTATGATTTTACTAAATACAAGATATAAAGTAATAGGCATAAATAAATATAATTGGCCTAGATTTGATATCTATAAACGAGTCGATTATGATGCATACTCTAACATATATAGTATTACCTTATTTGGTATATGTTTGTGGTATGAAAACATTCTGCATTAATTATCTAACTTAATAAGTAATACAAATAACCCCCTGAATAAAATCAGGGGGTTTTATTTTGCCTACAACTAGAATTTAATAGGGGGTTATTAACTAGACTTAATTAGCTGATACTATACCAGACATAACTCCATGAATAGGAACCGGGTCTAATATAATAAAAGTGTCTATGCTTAAATTAAATACATCTTCATAACCCGCATCTTTAACTCCTACTACTTTATGGTTCTTCCACCTAGTAAAGCCACCCTCTCTCCTAGCCGGGTAATGTAAACTATTATGAGAACTATTAGTAAGTAGCTCCAAATTTTCTAGTCTATTATTAAGTTTATTAAAATCTATATGATGTAAGATTAATTCGTCTTCTATTTTACCATGATAATATTCCCACACCATCCTAGCTACATATTGGTGTTTGGCTTTACCATGTACAAAACCATGTGCTCTTAAGTGTCCATCAGTAGGTATAGAAGCACTAAAAGCTCTTATGGATTGTCCTACCTTCAAGTCTTCGGCCTCTATCTTATAGCCCCTAAAAGCATAGAAGTTATGATTATCAGTACACCTTACTTTTAAACCAGAATCAAATTCTACTTCTAAGATATGGGCTTTTTCTTCCATTAGTAGCCCCACTTCTGTCTGACATACTATGGGTAGCTTAGTCTCAGGATTCCATCCGTAAACTAATATACTTGTGGTGGAATAGGCTATGTTTCGAAGTTGGTTTGTACCATCATAAACTGTAGCGATTAAAGTGTCTCCTGTGAGCATAGGTAATCAACTCCCTTCTTATAAATCTTCTGGTTACTAGTTGCTAGACTAATACCATATTGGATATTATCTTTGCAAGCTAGTTCTTCCTTGTAGTCTCCGCACTTAATATAGTCATACCACCTTAATAAATTAGTTGGTACATCTTTAAATTCATAACCTGTAAATAACCATAAGGGTCTTCCCAAAGCATACAAATAAGTAGTAAGATATAAAAGATCTTCTTTATCTTGATCTAAAGGCTCTCCACCTAATAGCATGATATTATCTATAGCAATATCAAATTCTTTTACCCTTTGAGTAATGCCATCTAATACATCCAGATAATTTGTACCCTCTTTAAAGTCCCACAGTTCATAATTATGGCAACCCTTGCAATGTCTAGTACACCCAGAGAGGTAAATATCCATACTTAAGTTATTAAGTGTATATTGTACAGAAACTATATTCATTTTGAACCCTTTGTCACCGACTCTCGAATTGTATTTGCTTTTTTATATATAAGTATATGAAGTAAATACAAAAGCTCGGCTAAGTCTTCTAGTATAATAACTAACATAGCAAGTATAAATTGAACAATGCCAAATTCTTTAATAATTTTAATATACTTAATCATTCTAACTCCTTGTAGAACTTTCTGTTAGGATAGTCCAAATCCCGCCTTACCTTATGCCAGTTCTTAGTATTAGTAAGAAATCCCACAACCCTACTGTAATTATTAATTATAGGTTTACCACAAGTAGCACAAGTATCTTTTCTTCCTACAGACATATGCCCCTCTTCACACTCTTGTAAGTTATAGTTAATAGCGAAGTAAATAACTCCAGCTTTTGCAGCCACTAAAATCAGCTTCTTAAGTTTGCCAGTATCTTCTATCTTAGACTCTACATTTAAATGGCATATTGCACCCCCACTAAAATGCTTATCAAACATACCTTGGAGTCGAATACGATCTAGTAAACTAGCATTAGTAGTAAGTGGTATGAATTGGTTACTATAAATATCATATTTGTCCTGATAACCTAATAACTTATCCTTCTCTGCTATCTTAATACTAGAGTTTTCTCCGGGGACTTGTTCTACATTATGAGGAGCATTATATAACTTCTGGAAAGTGTCATTACTAGCATTGATAATATCTAGAGTATCTAGTACAAATGTTTGCCCAGTCTCTTCTAGTATATTTAATCCCATTAGCTCTACACATTCATTAAGTCCATTAACTCCAGTAGTCGAATACTGCCTACTTAAATCCATAAAGCCATGAGTATAAAGAGGCTCATTACCATTCTTTATTCTCTTCTCTATTAAGTGACGCTTAGCATTGTTTACTTTAGAAGCTACACTTAATTCTTCTTTAAGAAGGCTAAAAAATTTTGTCTGCTCACCTTGGCTTTTAACTGCTAGTCTAGGAAAGTTAATAGTACATACTCCAAGACTACCTATTTTAGTAGTACCAGAACCAAATGAATTGAAGTACTCATTTTTAGTATCTGATCTAAGTCGACAACATGCACTTAGAATTGAACTCTTACCACAGAAAATATTAATAAATCCATACTTCTTATCACTTTCTGCTATAAAGTTTAAGAATGCTTCATCTCTTATGTTGTTATCTTCATCTACACTAAAACAAGCTGTAGTAACAGGAAAAGTAAGTGGAGTTCTTTCAAGTTCTGTATTCATAATATCTACATATATCTGTTGCAACTTCTCAATTATATCTATATTAGGATTAGTTCCATCAGGGAATATATAATCTGGACACATGGTTTCTAAGAAAAGCCTATCATACAGACTTAGGTTAACAAATGGACTCTGGTTTGCTCTTAGTGAGAAGTTAATACTATAAATAAAACTAGTTAGCATTTCTTTCACATAAGTCCAGCAATCTTCCTTGGTAGAAAACTTAGCATGTGCATCTGATTGAGTCTCTAGTATATTCTTGACATAGTAAGACATTACTATTAATAAATCAGCTAAACCAGTGGCTCCTAGTGTTGAATTGGCTGCTATGATAACAAACTGTTCTAGTTGAGATTTAAATGCATGTAAGTGTTTAGGTGGAATTGATCTAACTTTACCCACCATAGGTAAACCTTTAGTCATAATGTCATAGGTAGAGTAGTTGAAACAGTATGGAATTCCTGCCCCAAAACCGTAGAAGTCATGTATGTAAATATCGCCTACTAACTGCTTCTCTATAATAGTATTAGCAGTCTCTAAGTTATAGATACGCTTTAGTTCTTTCCACAAGATATAATAACTATTTAGTTTAAAGAAAGGTTTAGGTAACTCTACTGTATAAGTAATAATAGAAGTATCATCTACATTAGAATTAGCATCTATAGAACTATCAGAAGTAACCTTAGAAGAAAAGAAATTTCTACTGAATTCAGATAAATCCATCTGCTTACCAATGCCTTCTAAATCGAACAATTTATCGGGATACTTAGCTTTTAAATGCATGTAGAAGTCTTCGAAATTTGAATCATAAGTCGTTCTAAAGTACACTTGTCACCTCTTCAAAACTAAGTAGTTTATCATCTTTAATAATTAAAGGAAATTGAGTAATACCCTTACTGTTTGCTAAATCGGTATAACAAGTTTGTGCTTCTTCTGATAAAGAACTTAGAAGGGTATACTCAAATGGTATACCCTTCTTACTTAATATAGTTTTAATCATAGTGCATCTAGAACAGTGTTCTGTGCCGATTAATAATATCATAACTCTCCAATGTATTTATTATTCTGGTTCACTTGTAAAACCCAAAGCTTTAAGTTTATTATTCATCTTATTAAGTAGAGCCTCTAATGGGTCTACTCCGTCTACTATACCTGCTACCATAGCCATTAATACTACATCTCCCAACTCTTCTGCCATGTCTTCCTTATTATATTTAGGTTTAGTTTCTGGGTGATTTCTAACCCAAGAAGAACTCCTGTCTAAATCTAATTCTTCAACCTCAGCCAGTTCTGTAACCAAGAACTTAATGGCATTGTCAAAGTTAGGCCAAGTTAAATTCCTTTTCTCATAGTAATCCTTTATTACATTAACTAATTCACTCATATATTGTCTACCTTTTCTTTAACAAATCTCATTGGAAATAGTTTATACCAAAGTCTAACTACTAGTGGTTTGGTTGGCATGTGTATCTCTGCCATTTCTCCGTGTAGCTTTTCATAAAGTTGTTTTTCATTAAAAGCTATTTCCCAATATTTTCTACCAATTCGCCTAAATTTAATTAACTTCATAAAATACTCCTTAAGTCCATGATAGAATCTATACAACTAAATTGTTCTTGAATACTAACATTCCAAGGCTTCTTCACTAAGTATACCTTACAAATATCTTTCAATTCTAAGGCATGTTTATCTCTATCTTCCACAAAAATGTCTAAGTGCAACTTTTTTACTTGTTGGTCTTTCTGCTTTCCTACAATATACAGGTTTTCTAGGCAAGGAAAGCCCCAATTTTTCATAGAATTATAAGTTACAAATCTACAACTTTCTGGTCTAGCAGTTACATAAAATACTTCACCAAATTTTTTTGCAAAATATTTAACTGTATCAATTATCTCTTTACTAGGTGGCATATTAGCATAAATATGTTCTATAGAAGTTAGATTATCTTGCTTAAACTTACTGTAGCTAGGCATAGTTTTAGTCCAGAAAGTATCATAATCATCTGTTAGTCCAAACATAGCCACCATTTCATCATATAAAGCTTGATGATAATTATAAATAATTCCGTCAATATCAAAGCCTATTAACATATAATACTCCTTTAACTTCCTACCAACTTATTATCATCGTACTCTTCTGCACTAGAAACTTTATTCCAGGAAATTTTATAGTTGTAATAGGTATAGTTACCAGTTGGACTAGTATATCCAGTAGTACCATAGATACCCTCCTCTATAATGAAACCAGCTTCGGTTAGCTCACGTTGTATGTAAGAGGTTAGTTCTACTTCAAGAACACAGTTTCTGTTTTCTCGCATTGCTTTCTCGATATCATACTCTATATCAGATAACAGTTTACTCATGGCTCTCTGTTTTAATTCATTTACTGTTTTCATTTAGAATCTCCTTTTCTTCTTATCCTTAAAATCTAATTCAAATGAATATTTAGATTTTTCTTTTATAGTACTCATAAGTTCTTCTACAGTTCTTCCATCTATGAACCAGTCATTTAAATCATATTTTGGCTCTTCTCCTTCAAAAGTATAGATTTTACATCTAGTGTTACCTAAGATATTGGCTACTTTTATAGCCCCGAGTTTTCCTGCTGAGTCATTATCATTTAAAATCACGATTTCGTCTTGGTGTTGGAAGTATGGAAACCAGCGTGCCATAAAACCTTCTGCACCTGTATTAGAACTTACACAGGGTATACCATTCTGATTAAGTACTATACAAGAAGTAACTCCCTCAACAAAAACTATCTTGTTAGTCATTCTCATAACTTCTGAGTTAAAAAGTAGCCCTCCTACACCCCTATAATAATTCTTTATTGTCTTAACAGGATAATCTTTACGCATCTGAAATTGCTTAAATAGGCCATCTTGGTAAATTGGAATCATATAGAAGCCGTTATCATATCCCAATTCAAACCTACTAATTGTCTCGTCTGTAATAGTTCTCTTATAGAAATATTCTTTATCTGCTCCAGTTAAAAGATTCTCATGGAATATCTTAACTAATTTAGGGTAGACTACTACTTCCTCCTTATTTCTGATCTCATGGATAAATGTAGCAGAAATATTCTTATGTTTAAGATAGTCTTTTGCTTCTGAATAAGGCCAATTTCTTACCTTAGTTAAGTAGACAAATGAATCTCCACTTATATTATGTGTGTTAAAGAAAAACATGTCCTTTTCTGCATCATAAACAAGACTAGAGTGTTCTGTACTTCTGTACCATCTGCCACCGCCACTAGGTTCAATTCCAAAATCATCTTCAATTAAGCTATACAGTAATGACTTATTATACACCAATATGATCTCCGATCTTACTCCATTTCCTATCTAGTTTGGGTATATCATATTCTTTTATGATAAGGTAAAAGTGTCTTGCTATTATCCCAGACAATAACCCTATGTATATGTTTCCATTTTTATGAATACTGCCATTAGGCATATCACACTCATTTCTCACAGTATCCACCACCCAAGTACATATTTCCCTGGTTCCACTAATACCAATATTTATATATGGATAGACTTTATCTTTATATTTTGAATATATTTTAGTTATCCAGCCATCTCCATCTACCAATCCCACTATAAAAGCATTTATACACTCAATGCTTTTTAAATTTGGAGGAATGAGCGTAAATGTTTTTCTACTTGTTATATTATAGTTATTTTTTAAATCAAATATAATTCTAGGCGAAGTTAGTGCTACAGAAGAAGTGCTGTGTTCTTTGTACCCACCAAAAGAGTGGTAGGTATGGAGTGCGTTATTGCTTAAACCGACATCATTGCAAAAACTAACCAAGTGTTGAATATCTGCGCTAGATGAACTTATGCTTAGTACACGATCACCACCACATATGCACCCATCAGCAGCAATAAACCCTGCCCAATAGCTATTAATAGGATTGGGATACGTAAAAAATCCGTCATTCGGAGTATATTTTCTTTTGTGCTCGCAGTCCATTATTTTGCCTCCTACTAATGAATCCTGCCTAACTTCTATGGTATTACCACAGTCGCACAAGCAATGCCAGTAATAAGAACCGTTGCTACCTTTTTTGTTATTTGATTCATGTAATACTAATAATTTTCCAAATCGTTTTCCAGTTAATATGTTCTTAGGAGGCATTCACTATTCTCAACTTTCTTCTTTTGCTTCTCTCTATCTACTACTAGAGAGTCGTGCTCATCTGCTCTAGCCCATCTATCACTAATTACAGTTAGACCAAAGTCTTCTGATATTAGTTCCTCTAATAAAGATAATTCCATCTATCCCTCGGTTATTTCTAGTAATCTTTCCTTTTCTTTTCGCTCTTTACGAAGCTTCTTTGCCTGTTCCTTTTTCTGTTTCTGAATACTATACTGATTATTTATACCCATGCCATTTTTACGATTAACAATCTTACTATCCCTTTGACTTACTTTACTGATGTCCATATATCCTTTTATACTCTTCTTCTAGATTAATTTCTGTAAGTTTACCATTAAATACACTATAAGATTTCTTACATAGAAAACACCACAGGTAATGCATTTCGTTATACCAATTATGCTCTAGGCAACCATTACATTTTGGACACTTCACCACTCTCTCCTTTTACCATTTCTGCAAATTCTTTAGTTACATCTATTGTACTAATTTGTACATTGAGTACTGTCATCTGTGCTAGACAGTGGGTACAATATATTGGTGTAGTTGGGATTATCATGTATCTCAATGCATCTTTATTAAAGTAGAGTACACTCCCGGCTACAAAATCTAAATGAGTAAGTTCTCCACATCTGCCACAGCCACCATTAAAATCTTTGAAACTCATTACCCAATTTATCATGTATACTCCCTATTATTTAATTCTAGGTCTGGGCGGAGAGACTCGGACTCTCATACACCAATTATTCTTTTAATGACCGGATATAAGCCGGGGGAAGTACGCCCAGATATGAGATTTTCTATGCACCCTATATTCTTATTAGGAATATTTTCTTAGCCTAAGCTACGGTCTATAAAAATCACAAACAGTCCCGAGTTCCAGTATCTAATGTAAAATTTCTTTGTAATACTTTGTCTTGTTACAAGCTAAGCAAATCTCTGTTCTTCTTTCTAACTCTATCTCTCCATTTATACTTGCTATCTCATAAAAAGTATATGGTATATGTTTTCCAAAGAAGCATAGAATTGCTTGCCAAACTCTCTTCATATTATGCCTTTACAATAAACAAACCGAGGGCTTCGGGATTACTGATATTCATACCTGCTAAGAAATCTTCTGCCTCAAATGGTGAAACAAATTTCTCATCCCAATAGCCTTTTAATTCATCCAAAATTTTATACATTTAATTCTCCTTTTTAACAAAAATGTGATTCGCAAGCTTTTTCGTGGTCTTCGTGACATTCCCAATAATTTTTTGGTTTCTCCGTATACCTTCTTTCTCTGTATATTTCCTGTTTTCCACAAAGTACACAAGTATAAGTAGTTATATAGTACCAGTATTTTTTCTTGTTTTCCATTTTTTATCCTTTCAGGTCTTCTTGCTGATAGTCGAAATCAGAAGACTTCCTTAGAGGGGAAGCGGTTTATCCATTTAGCCTACAAGAAGTTATTATTAAATTATTAAGGGGGTGATTGGCGTCTTAGTCCCTATTAGACCACCCAACAAAGAAGAGGCTCGAACTCTTATTTCCAATCATATAAGTATTATACCACGAAAATTAACTTTTGTCAAGTACCAATTTTATCTATTTTAATTACACCGGCCAAAAATATTCATATCTTGGTATTTCTTTCCAACTAAACTGAGAGTACCACTCATAATTTTTATACAAAAGTGTTCCACGATGCATAGAATGAAAAACATCGTTTCCTAGCCAATCTGGATACTCTACGGGAGCATCTTGTTGCATGAGAAAATCTGCAAACCTGGCCAGCATAGTATCTTTATATCCTCTGTTTATCCATTCTGTGCAAATATCTATTCCATATTCAGATAGTGCAATTGGGTAACCTCTCCACATTTTCACTGCTGGATGATTTTGCCATCCATAGTCTTTATTGGTAATCGCTTGTAAAATTTGCCATGCCTCTACTCGTTGCTTTCCAAGCCTTTGTCTGTCTAAAGATTTTGCAGTTTTCTTAAAGTCTCTATATGGAAGAAATGTTTGCATAGAATCTCCTAATTTTTATTCTACCTCTACATATTTTGTGATTTCTTCAATTCTATTCACTTTTGTAGTTTTATTTAATTCTCTAAGTAACCACATCATCTGTACTGAGTCACAAAAATCTAATTCTTTAGCTGATGCCACTGCTATAAGATGATTATTTACATAGATTAAGTATCTAAATTTTTTGCCCATTATTCTTCTATGATTCTTGTATCTTCTAATTCTTCGGTTATACCCATAAATTCATAGATTGTTTCTTTATTTATTTCTTCTGGATATGAGCAATATTTAGTAGCATCTGGATGCATGTGAGAAATATTAAACTTGTCTTGTTCATTCATAATTAACATAATAGGTTCATCACTACTATCATAAGTTGTATTACCAATTTTGACTTTCATATTACTCCTTTTCTTCATACATAGGTTGAAAATTCTTCATATCTTTAGCACCAGCACGAAAATATTCTTGCCCGCCATCTACAAATATTTCTCCGCACTTACAAGATACAAAATCATGTACAGATTTAGACTCTATAATATCTCCACACTTTAAACATTTAGCTCTATTACGATATTTAGTTTCATTTATTTTCTCTGACTTCATCCCTACCTTCTTCTCTAGCAGTGTCTCTAGCTACATCTAAACAATCTTCACAAGGTTCTACATCTATTTCTATATCACCAGAAACTTGACTATGACTAATTCTCAATCGTTTACCACAATTACTACAATAAGCTTCTATATCAATACTGGTACTCATAGTACTCCTTTATTAAATAAAAGTTTTAACTTTTCATAAATAGTGGCGCTTTCCCACCACAAAAGCTTTTCTAAAGTCCACTTATTTTCATACGCTTTATAGAATTGCCTATAAGTTATACTTCCTGTTTCCCATGCTTGCATAAGTTCATGGAATCTGTGTTCGCTTTCTGGCAAAGTTTCCAGCATTTTACCTCTAACAAGTACAGGCATTTAGCTACTCCTCTCTATAATAAAAGATATATTTCATGGTGTTATTTTACCAACAAATAGGGCTTGTTATAACATCATAAAACCATTTAAATATTCTCCCCAATAATTTGAAAAAATGTTTTAAAAGTATAATAACCAGATAAATAGGAATGCTTCCAATTAAAATAACGTTAATAAATAATTCAATCCATGTAAAATATCTTAGATAATCAATCCATCCATCTTTATAAAAATCAAAATGGCAATAATGTTTAATTGCCCATCCAGCACAAATAATTACATATAATACTAGAAAAAATACAATAGAACTGTTCATTTAGAAACTCCTTTCCTATGAAATGCCGATTTCATTGGGTGATTATCCCATCTTTTTAAAGAACAAAAATAAGAATCCGAGAAATCCCAAAGTACCAATAGCACTAGCAATTAATTCTAATCCATGAGTGATTGCGTTTAAAGCATCGACCAATAATTGTAGTTGTTCCGCCGTAATTGTCATTTATTTTCTCCTTTTTTCTTTTATTTATAACACATAATTAAATATTTGTCAAGGGTTTAATTTAAAATATTTTAACATTTCTTCTGTGCTATCAAAGTCAATAATTGTGTCATCATTAAAAATAACATAAGGGTGACCATTTGAACTATGATGCCCACAACAAGCAAATTTTACGTTTGGTAAAGTCCCTAAACACGCATCATGTCCTTCTGCTGTGGGTTTTTGCTTACAATATGGGCAACAGCGAGGATGATAAAAATCAATTTTTTCTAAATTATCAGCATATCTCCATATGTCAAAACCATCTTCAGCAATTGTTACAACTGGATTTCCATTAAATTCTCCACGAGCCATGTTTTTCTCCTTGAAATTTACGTTTTATTACAAGTTACTCAGGTAGGGGCTTGCACCCATTTGGCAGCATTACATAACTGTCTTCCGTGCCTATTACACTCTGAGTAATTTTATTGGCTCGGCTTTACTTCGCCATTTCTGCCGATGGTTTTATCACATTTCTGTGCCAGGGGATGGACACCAATAATATTAGGTAGCGGATTCTGCATTTGCAGCAGACGATGATAGGGTTATGGGCCCAACGAGACACTATTTCTCCATATCCGCACTGTAGAGTACAAGAGAGATTTTACTCTCATTTCCCTTGAACTAAGGGATTCTAATTGAACTATTGTACTCTATGTACTATTATATCACAAAATTCTTAAAAAGTCAATACCCTATTTTTCGAGAGTTTTAGAGTAGTCTTTCAGAGTCTTTAAAGTGGTGTTATATCCTAAGAAGGATACTACAGAACCCAAGGCCACTGTAATTGCATATTTAAGCAATTCAAGCCAAGACAGAGTCAAAACCGGTGAAGAAACAGATACACCCAACCAGAATAGAGCAAAAGGTGTAAAAACATTTAATACTGGAATTCCAACAGAATAGAATACGGTGGGAAATGAATATGTAGGGTCTTTCTTAATTTTTCTGATGACCCATTTTATACCATCCACAACAAGCATTGAGATAACACCAGCACTAAGAACTGATACAGTATCCATTTATTTCTCCTTATTTTTATTTAAATTTTATTTCTTCTATTTCATTATCTAATATGTACTCTAGAGTAGAATATAAATCATCTAAACTAGAAGTATTATTAATTGCATGTTCGTAATACTCTGGTAACTTTTCTTCAAAATTCACACTAGGCAAAGCATTTTCAGATATATCATCATATTCTTTTATACCCTTTAGTATCTCTCTTTCTGGAGACTCTATTCTGACAGTCATAATATGAAAACCCGGCTCTTTCTGTAATCTAATTAATTCATTAGGAAATCTCCAATCATCAAATATGACAAAATCTTTTGGAAATACAGTCTCTCCACTATAGAATCTCTGTAAAGCTTTATCTACCCAAATGTTTTCATTATACTCCCTTCCTATTCTACCAATATCTTGTAATAGTTTTCTACCTTTGGTATCTTTTACTCCATCCCATCCATAACCTTTCTTGGCTAGCTCTTTTACTCCAAAAGCAAAAGGATTTATATACCCCTCTAGATTATATGTCTTACTGAGATAGTCTACTACATAAGCAGCACTACGGCTCTTCCCGACCCCTGCCTTTCCTGAAAACAATATCGCCAATGTTTTAGATAGTATCATTCTGATTCTTTACGTCCTCAATAATTCCTTCCAGTGTTTTAACACTAATATAGTCATTCTCAGCTAAGAATTTTAATAGAAAAGATAGAGAAGCTACAGAAATAAGTATAGAATCCGGTGCAGAGATAAAGAAGTCATGCCCGCCTTCCTGTCTAATTACTATAAGATTCAATGGCGCTATTTTGGTCACCTTTATTTTTGACATAAATTATTCCTTTCTATGTAGAACCTTTATAGTCTTTAAAATACCTACGTGTTGCATTATCTAAAACAGTCAGGCCACTAAGAGGACTGGTATCATAAGTTCTAGCTGCATACTCTGTCACATCTTCCTTAGAATCCTCTTTTTCCTTTCTAGTTACCTTAGTATGCATAGTAATATCCCAAATACCTGTTTCATCATTTAATATCATTGATTCTGTAACTACTCTAGTTATTTCCATAGTTTTCCCTTCTAAGAGTTGATTAATAGGCTCTTCTTTTTCTCTGTAGTCAAGTGATTAAACTTACCACGAGATAATGCACCACAATTTAAGCATCTTAATGAATCCCACACTCCAGCAGAAGTCTTGTATGTTCCTTCATTTTTTAAGTCTTTACAACCACAAATAGGACACTGCTGTTCTTCTATTTCATTATAAAGAGCTAGGTTAATATTTCTAACATAGGGTCTTACTTTAAAGTAGAGGTCTTCGGTTATTTCAACATCCTTAATATTGTAAGAATTCATAAGACTAAGAGCAGCCTTATCTCCTACTCTACAGCCCTTCCAAACCTCTATTCCACCGTGTTCCATTTTATTCTTTATGCCTAAGGCAGAGTTTATTGCATCTAGCTTGTTGGAGCTAAATCTAAAGTTATTTCTAGCCACAACCAAAGTATCTATTTCTATATACTTTAGAGGAGGTAAACCATACTCTAAGAAGAATGTATTTACCATCTTTTTGTCAAATCCACTCAAGTTATGCCCGATTATTATATCATATGTAGATAATATATTCCAACAGGACAATGTAATGCGTCTTGCATCCCGATTAACTGCTTCTTCGGGTGTTAAAATGTCAGAGTAGAAAGTTGCTTCATTTAGAGGCTTTAAACTCCAAGCCAGAAAACAAATATCGTTTAATACTTGGTCATTGTTAATATACTGATCTCTCATACCCCAAGTTATAACATCCATTGGTAATGTTTCTATATCAAATACACCAATTTTACAGTTGGTATCTATGGCATTAGAGACCTCATTCCTAAAACAAGAGGGATGTTCTTCTCTAGTGTGTCCATGTTTGCATCTAATCACAGAACTCTTCATCATTATCTTCCTTTTCGGTTTGTTCATAGATTTGTCTAGCTAGTTTATATCTTAACTTAGAATTCATGTATCCTCTCAAAGTTTCTATTTGCTCAGAAGTCAGATTATACTTACTTTCTAAGTAAGAGAGATAGCCTTCATCTGTAAAATAACCACCAAGTTTATATGAAATCTTATTGCATACCTTCCTAAATATCTTAGATACTGTTGATCTATTTAGATTCAGTTTAGTACTTGCAATAAAGAAGTTAGCAGATTCTAACATAGTGTCTAAGACTCCTAGTTCTTCGTCTGTAAATTGCTTATTTGATCTAAGAGTAGTTATAGTCGCTTCTACTAATAATAAATCTTGCAATTCATCAGATTCTATATCTCCTTTGGCTCTAATCATATCCTTATTTAACCACAAAACTTCTACATACCATCCCATATTATTTTCTGCCTCCTTCCATTTCGCATTGTTGTTTAAATGGGCAAGAATTACATGCATTCTTTTTCTTTAGCCCCTCATACTTTATATCACCTATCTTAATTCTACTAACCATAGTAGGTATAGTTGAATCAAATAAATTATGATAATTCTTATACTCTTCATCTACTAAACTTAATAACTTACCAGTAAAGAGATTTGCATAAAGTACAGATACTGGTTTTTCTTTATATATAAGACTATAAGCATGTTTATACAATAAAAATTGTATATCAGTATTTATTTGAAACGGGTCTCTCTGTGAAGTCTTCCAGTCTATAATTAGCTTTTTAGTTGTATTTAATCTGTCTATTCTTCCTACCATATTTACATTAGTACCAATACTAATCTTAAAATACTTTTCTATCTGATCTTCACTAGATACTAAACCATTAAAGAATTTATAATAATGTTCTAAAGACAATTTCAGCTTGTTAAGAGCAAATTCTTTTTCTTCTCCAACCAGTCCTAGCACTTCTATTTCTTTATTTCCTAACTCTAAAGCTTTCTTGTAATCAAGACCATAAGCACTTTCCATTACTTTATGTACAAGAGTGCCTACTTTCATTGGTAGTGTAGGTATACCACTCTCAGAGTTATTTATTCTATAATAATACCTTTTACTACATACTAAGAAATCTTTAATAGAACTTGCTGAAACATTTATTGATCTCATAATGATGTAGCACGTTGATTAGCTGCCTCTGTTCTGTACATATCTACTTGCATTCTATATATATCAAACCTTAGTTTTGCTTCTTCTAATTCTGCTATGATTGAAGCTAATTCCTTTCTCATAGGAATCAATTCATCACTTAATCCTGTATATGTATACGTACTTTCAATAAATGACATTGAAGGTGGCTTCCCATTTATAAAATACTTAGAATCCGTATTTACTACCTTTACAATTGCAGCTTCATTAAACTTAATCTCTGTATCTAGCAAAAGTTTTTTAGCTGTAAGACTCCTTATTGTTTGTGCTACTTTTAGCATATCATCAAAATCTGGTATCTTTACTGGCATATTTTATTCCTTTCTATACATACATTATACCACGAAATAATCTATTTGTCAAGTACTTCTTTGTTCTGTAAGGTATCTAAATCTCTTTGTACTTTTGTGTATCTATTAATTAAATCAGCAAATACATCTACATCCATTACTACAAATATCTTAGTACCAGAACGTGCATTATCAAACTTACCAAATAATACTGGAAGTGAATAATCTCCAGAAGCCTGTTCCCACACCTTGTCTAGCCACTCTTTCTTTAGAGTAAACTGTTTAACCTCTTTACCTGTAGAACTGTTATAACCAACTTTACACTCTCCCTTAAAATCTACTGGAAAGTTATCTACTTTGCCTCTTACATCTGCTGTAAGCATAGACTCCCCCATTATAGTACCAATAGCACCCGAACCAGGGATTCTTTTAAAGTTAGCGCCCACTATAATATCATTTAGAATCTTAACAATATCTCTTTCAAATTTAGAACCTTTATCTTTACTTTTATTAGTTCCCATTACTGGTATCCTGTTATTTTATTTGATGGTAAATCTATTTTTAGCATAATTGTACCTATTGGGCCTGAACGATTCTTTCTAATAATATACTCCAATACATTCTTATCCTTTGTTTTAGGATTATATAATTCATCTCGATAAAGAAAAGCAACTAAGTCTGCATCTTCTTCTAGATTGCCTGACTGTCTTAAGTCAGATAAAATGGGGTGCTTATCCTCTCTTAACTCTACAAGACGATTTAATTGTGATAAAACCACAATACCAATACTTAACTCTCCAGCTAATAATTTAAGAGCACGAGAAATCCTACCTAATTCAGAAGTTTGCTCTTCTCCTCTATCAGACCATAATTGAATATAATCCAGATAGACCAACTTAACTCCATTGTGCTTGTGGTACTTTCTAATTGTAGAAAGAGTATAGTTTAGTCCCATACCAAAAGTACAATCAATATAAATAGGCAACTTCTTAAATTCCTCTAGTTTGGCTTTGATTATTTCTAACTCGGCTTTCTTTAAGCCTGTTCTCATGGCTAATAAAGGTATGCCTGTTTCTATAGCTAGAAATCTTTCTACGATTGCTTGCTTGTTCATCTCCTGATTAAAGATTAAAACAGGGGTTCCCATCTTGGCAGCATTTAGAGCAGAGTTGCATACCACTGCTGACTTGCCAACTGTAGGCCGAGCAGCCACAATCCACATCTCACCCGGAGTTAAACCACTAGTTGCGGCATCTACATCAGGTATACCAAACTTTATTCCTGATGCCATAGGATTTTCTGTCCTATTAACTATCTCTGCATAAATTGGCTCTATCATATTACCAATTAATTGAGTAGTATCTCCACCAGTTGTATCATCAAGATTATCTAAGAAAGTTTTAAGATTTAAGATAGTATCATCGATCTTTCCCACCGCTTTAGCATTCTCAGACGCTTGAGATAAAGAAGATAGTAATTGTTTTGCTTTATAAGAAGCAATAATTTGTCTCTCAAATTCTTTAAGATTTTCCTCTTTATTACTTTGGCTAACAATTAATTTTAAAGTTTCTTCTCCACCAATAGAATCTAATAATTTATCTGATTCTAATTTATTTTTAACTAATGAATAATCAGGTAGATACTTTGCTTCTACTAGTTGTGTCATAGTAGCGTAGATTAAAGTATGAGGGGAGGAGCTAAACATATAAGAACGCAGATTAGGTAAATTATAAACTAATTCTGGATTCTTTAAGATTAAATTTAATATTGCAACTTCTGCGTCATAACAGAATAAACTATCTGGCATTCTTGTTCCTCTCCAGTTCTTGAATTCTTAACTTGTTTTCGTTTATGGTATCTGTTAAAGACGGACTATCTACCGACTTATCAGATAACATATTCTTTTTAGCAAAGAAAGCTAAAATACGATATGGATTTCCTTTTATTTCTGTACCCATATCATATACATTTATTACAGAAGCAAATACAGCCTCTTTACCATACATTCTAGTCAACTTACCAAATATTTTAGCAAGACCTTCTGTACGTTCTATTTCCATAGAAGTACAATAAAAAGTAGTTAAAATACTTGCTGGATTTTCATCTTTATATAATTGTTCGTAGAAATGTTCTGCTAGTGAATCTACCTTCATAATTCTCCTACAATAAGATAGGGGAGGGTTTGGCTCCCCTATCAGGGATATAAAAGCAACCACGCTTTTACTTAGTTGTTAAATAGACTATTAATCTGTTCTTGTACAGCTTTAGACGTATCTACAACTTCCTCTTTTATTACAGTATCTGATGCACTTGACCGTCTAGCTGTGAGAATGTCTCTCAGTTGCACACCCTTCATAAGATCAAGTATCTCTGCTTCTGTAAGTTTGAAGTTAACCTTACCAGTGTCAAAAAGCTCTTGTTCAGGAATTACATCTGTCACCATAGCTTGTGGTACTGGTGTGATTACAGTATCTCTTCCTGTACCAGATACAAATAAAGTTATATCAAAGTTTTTAAGTCCAAGTGGTTCTCGGTTTGCATCAAGAACAGACATCTCTAATACATTCAGCTTACTAAATAAATCTTTTCCTTTGGCGAGAATCTTAACCTTATTTAAAGGTTGTTCTACAGTAGTAACAAGCATCTGTCCACATTCGCAAACTGATGGGTAAGACTGGTCTACTTTCTTGTTCTCTTTACCACAACTAGGACAAATCTTTACCATAGTTCTATCATAGACATTTACTGCATGTCGTTCTACTCTACCACTATAGTTAGGAATATTCCTAAATTCTTTTGGATTCTCCATAATTATCTGTTTGTTATTTCGACAAATTGGACAATCTTCACCAAGACACTCTACATATGTACCTTTGACATAGTGAACATAAGAACGATGTGCACTGTCTTCAAGAATCCTTATAGTAGTAATTCCGGGCGGGAGTGCAATGAATTCTGTTTTCTTAAATTTTGACTCACCTGAAAATTTTTCGGTTACTGTTGCAAATGGCATAATATGACCTCTCTATTCTTTTTTAAATAATATAGTTTTGATATCTTGCAATGTGGTTGCTTTTTCATCTTCCAGTAATTGCATAGCTTCTGCTATCTTTTCTACTCCAAAGGTATTAACTTTCTTAGCTAATTCTAAGTATTGCCTATAGTGAAGTTCTACATTTACTAGTTGTAAATAACGAATTTTGTCTACAAGTTCTGCATTAAATGCTACCTCGTCTGGTAGATTATGAATCTCGTCACTAAAACGTATTGACTTATAATCTCCTAAATTATAAACTCTTTCTATACCTAAATCTCTGTCCACTATTCCTCGCTCTCTGTCTCTTCTGAGACATCTGGTTCTACAGAATCTAACTTCTCTCTTTTGTTCATAATACTATTATAGCACGAGTTTTTGATTTTGTCAAGTGTCTCTTTATTTTCAGTAAGATATTGCATAGTTGCAACTGTACCCTTACCTAGAACAAAGTCTCCGTATTTATAATACGCACCACCCTTATGAAGCACTCCTAACATATCTGCAAAGTTAATTAAATCTCGTAACTCATCTACTCCTGTACCAAACATCAGAGGTATAACCGCACTTCTATAAGGAGCAGCTAATTTATTCTTTATAATTGTAAAAGAAATATTAATACCGATTACTTCGTCTTTTACTTTTATCTGTTCCCCTTTCTTTAACTGGATTCTTAAAGAACAATAGTGTTTAAGTGCATGACCGCCGGGAACAGAGAAAGACTTGATATAAGAACCAATGTTATCCCTAACTTGATTAATAAAAACTAGAGCTACATTTTGTACTCTTACATCATAAGCCACTAATCTTAAAAACTTAGTAATTAACTTAGGTACTAGAGCATATTGCTGATCTTCAATATCCCCTTCTTTCTCTTTCTCAGGAGCAAGAGCACCAACAGAGTCTATAATGACTAGACCGAACTCTCCAGATGCAATGCCGCTTCTGGCAATTCTTAAAGCATCCTCTCCAGTATTTGGTTGTACAATTACGAAATTCTTAGTATCCAACTCTCCTACTAAAGTTTTAGCATAAGCATAGTCTAGCATATTCTCTACGTCAATGTATAAAACTTTAAGTCCCTGTTCGTTAGCATGTTTGCTAATACCTAATGCTAAAGTTGTTTTTCCCGCCGATTCTGGCCCAAATATTTCAGTTATCCTAGCTCTAGGTATACCACCTACTCCAATACTTACATCTAAAGAAGTAATACCTGTTGGAATAATATCTAGTTTAGATTCGCTATCAACTAGGACATCATCACTATACTTATCTGAAATCTCGTCCAATAATGTACCATATTCTTGTCTCTTAGCCATCTATAAATACACCCTTTCCTCTTAAGTTTTTCGAAGTAATTTCATCCCAAGTTGTGACATAGCAACTATCGTCTGTATCTTTGGGGTCTGTAGAGACAATAACTATATCCTCATCCTTACCCACTCGGTAAGGTACTAAATCACCGGTTTCTTTATTAAGTACAACAATACTGTAATTAAACATTTAATGCTCCCATAGTTTAGAATGTCCTACATCTACCTTACTCTCAATTGATTTAATAAAATATCGCTCTGCTTCTAACATCTGTTCTTTAACAAACTCACAAGCCTCTTCAACTATGCTGTCTTCACATTCTAGAACTAACTCATCATGTACTTGTAATAAAAGTCGTAATTTACCTTCAAATGGGTTATTATAGAATACATTAACTAAAGCTTTTTTTGTCATATCCGCACCCGAATTCTTAGAAATCATTCCTTCTGTAGAAAAAGCATGTCTTTCATTTAATACTGACAAAGTATACATTGTTTCTTCTTCTAGAATGTCTATACTTTCTACTACTAAATCTCTGTGTGTATTATGAATTTGCAAGCCATAAAAAATAGAGCCGGTTACTACATGAGTTTGTACTTTTCCTATTTTCCCTTCTAAGCCTAATGTTTGCATTAGCTTTAGTGTATCAGACAATAAGTCACGATTACAACTAGTTATTTTATTTCCGTATCTAGCTTTTCTTATGTAACCATCTGCATCAAAATAACCGTCAAATACCGCCTTTCTTCTATCATAGTCTAAAGAGAACACCTGACCACTTATCCGTTTAGTATGTGCATTTCCATTTAAGCCAAGTGATTTCCAAAAGTTCTTTCCTGTTCCTGTATATCCATAAAAGCTAACATTATTGTTCTTGTCTAGGCTCTTATTCCAGCCGCATTCGCTATTTGTTTTTCCTTTGAAATCTTTTGTTTTTAACCAAGATTCAAATCTATTCTGGTCTACGACTTCCTGCTCATTATGACCAAATGCAAGCGTCCAAGCCACAGCACTTATTGAGCCGCCACCAATCATTCTGCCATACCAATACCAGTCTTCAACAGAATGGTTGTCTGGAAGTCCAAACTGTGTTTGAGTATCTATAACAAGTCTCTTTCCTATTATCTCGTCCATAGTAGCCCAACGAGGCCATACAGAATCATTGATTAATAGCTTATGCCGTGTATCGCAGTCAAAAGTTCTTCCGTCAGATAGATGAAGCCTAATACGAGTATCTTTACCCCTATTTATTAATAGGGCTTTTGCCCATGTTTTGCCTGTCCACACCAAATCTTTATCGTGATCGAAATCAATTATGTTTTTCCATCCAGAGTCTTTTGTCAAGATTTTTGCATCAGGTGGCAAGCATCCCTGCACAGTGTGGTTGACCAAAGACCTGAGTGTTTTATCTTTAAACTTTCTAGCCTCAAAGCCACTCTCAAACATCGTTGGTATTTCAAAGTATCTTTTTCTACCTAATATAGTAGTAGAATAACCAACTTCCCAAATCTTCTTCTTCATTGCTTCGATAAAAGCGCTATAACCAGAGTAGAACTTATTGTATTCTTCAATATATACTTTGGCTTCTTCTAGCGGAATGTTGAAGTTGTACTCTAGACCATACTCACTAGTACCATAATTAATTGCAAAGTTAAGTGACTTTCCTCTACTTCTTTGTTCTTTGGTTACGTCTTCATACTTTACTTTAAATAGACCAGAAGCTGTCTGTCTGTGTGGGTCTAATTCTTTCTTAAAAATTTCTTGCATATTCTTATCTTGGGTTATCTCCGCAGTAAGTCTTAGCTCTTGTTGAGAATAATCTGCTGAAATGAAAGACCAACCCTTTTCTGGTTCAAAACATGGTCTATATTTAGACCCCTCAGAATTCTCTTCGTCTTTATCTTTACCCTTGACATTCTGCATGTTAGGATTCTCAGAACTAAACCTACCTGTTACTGCTCCTAGTTGATTATAACTAGTGTGAATTCTACCTGTTTTAGGACAAATCTTATCTAAATAACCTGAACTGAAAGAAGACAACTCTTTCTCATAGCCACGATAAGTTATTAATTCTTTAATGATTGGATACTTACTACTTAATTTATTTAAAGTTTTTTCATTAGTATCCTTAACATCAATATTATAAATATTAGTCAATATATTAAGTAGTTGCTTAGAAGAGTTAATATTAATGTTATCTCTAACATAAGTTGTTATGTAACTAATATCTGTAATTCCTGTTAATAAGTCTTGTTGTTTTACACTAATATTCTTTCCAAGCATACCCATTAAGTTGAACAGTTCTAATGCATTTGTATACTTGTTACAAGCTACAGAAGTGGTAACTAAATTATTTATAAGATCATTTTTAATACCCTCTACTGTTTTCTTAGTACTTTCTACCACACCATTCCACTTATCAACATTAACTTTGATACCATTTAATTCCATGCTTACTACTACAGGAAGTACTTTCATTTCCAAATCTAGGACTTTACTTTGACCAGAGGCAGAAATTAACTTTAACTGTTCTCCCATAATATAGTCAAGGTATTCTACATCCTCAGCAGAGTAAATTAACATGTCTTGAGTTATTTCTGTATTACCAATAAAGTTTTTTCTAATCTCTTTATTTAATAATATACCTTTATACTTATTCACTAACTCTAGTAAAGAAGGGTACTTGGTATGACTTTTCATACCATTGTATATTAACATTTCTGTTAACATAGTATCATGTACATGAGTAAATAATACTCCTGTATTTAATTTAACAAATCTCAAATCAAAGTCTAGATTATGTCCTATTACTGTTTTTGAACTAGCTTCAATCAGATTACAAATATAAGTAACATAACTAATACCCATCTTAACTACATCAAAGATATAAATATTACCATTTAATTTAGTTTGTAATAAAGTCAGAGTATCATTAAATACATCTAATCCTGTAGTTTCTGTATCAAGACTTACATAATTAGTAAGTAATAAATCATTTTGAAATTGTCCTAGTTGGTTTATATTAGTTATATACTTAAAGGTCATTTGTATCCTTTCTTGATTATATACATTATACCACGAAATAAGTGATTTGTCAATAGTCAATTTCTATATCTAGAATTTCTCCATCAAACTCTTCATCAAATTTATCCATAGCTTCTTCTTCATCTTCACAATCAGAAACTATTGCTATGTCTATTTGTTCATATTCATCCCTATAAGCTATCCTATAGTTATTCATTACTATTCTCCTTTTATGTATGTATTATATCACAATTTATTCTGTTTGTCAAGTCCCAATTTATATAATGCCTCTAGAGTTAATCTATAACATAACATATTTGGTACATATCTACTTTTATCAAAGAATCTAGAGTCATCTCCTGTTAATACTTTAGAAATTGCAGCGGCTATGCCTGCACTTCTACATATACCCATCTCACATTGCACTATGAGTATACGTGCTTTATCTTTCCACTTATATACAAATCTAGCAATTTTATCCGCATCTGTAGGTAACATTCTACCCCAACCCCTATCAACATCATCGAAGTCTAATTGCAGTTTGTCCAAGAAACCAGACTGTAGTTCCATTTTTATACAGTCCAGTACATCTTGGATTGAGATTATAACTATACCCTCTCCATCTGGTTTTACTTTTCTCATCTTACTTCTAGACATAACTATAATTTCCATAACCTATCTCCTAAATTTTAAAAAATTTGCAGAGTGTTTCAAATATTATTTTCTGCTTAGTTCTTTATTTTATTTATCATATCTATCCCAAACACTTGCTTTTTTATTACTTTTTAATTTATTTAATTACTAATCTGTAATTCTATTTATCCAAGTCTTGGCCCCGCAAGTATACAATATTTAATTTTTTATTCTTAATGTATATTATACCACGATATTTTGGTTTTGTCAAGCCCCCAATATTTATATCTAGGTACTTGACAAATGCATTAAATCGTGGTATAATATAAGTATATTACAGAATGATATATTATCTTAATCATATAGTAATTATATCACAAAATTTTAAGTTTGTCAAGGAGATATGTAATGGATAAAGAATTGTATACTAAGTACATAAATGACCAATATGATTATATTATTAAAAAGGTAGCAGGTTCGGTTCTGTATGGAGAATTGGTAGATATAACTAATATAAAACAACTGGTTGTAGTTGCGTATTGTTTAGGTGCAAATACTAGTTTTTCATTTGAAGGAGATTAAATGGATAAGAAAATAGGTATAACCAATAAAAGAAGAATTAACATATCTGGTGATCGTAAGAAGTGCTCATATTGTGACTTGTATACAAATGGACAGTGGTGTTATTGGGATTGTATATTTGAAAGAAATCATAAAAAAATACAAAGAAAGCGAGGAGAATAGATGGCTATTAAAGTTGGTTCAAGATTCAAATGTGCAATCTGCGGTAAGATATTCCCAGAAGAAATAGCTTGTGATATGCATCGAGATAAAGAGCATAAGATTATCTATGTACCTTTTGAGGCTACAGATTTAGAACACCTAAGACAGTTTTTATTCTTTAAGAACGAGAAACTTCTTACTCCTTCTCTTGTTAGAACTATTACACAATATGCTACTAGAAGTGCCAAAGCTAAAATGATTTCTGAAAGTAATGGAGAAGATAGTTGAATAGATACTGTATAAGTTGTGGTAAGGAAATAGAAGGAACTGGTAGAATGTTTTCTTTTGATAGACCCTACTTAAATCTTTATTTTCATAAAGAATGCATACCAGAAAGTGAAGAAGAAATAAAGAAATATGTACTAAAATTACAAGAAAATAAGTCATTTTGCACTAAAAAACACAAAGTGTGATATAATAGAAGTATATTATTTAGTAAACAAAAACTTCAATATATATTTGGAGTATACTGTTTACTAATTGATAAATACGCATAACTTCGTGCGATATTTGTATCTATAGAAAAGGAGAAAGAAAATGAGTGATAGAGTCATTTGTCCATTCTGCGGACAGGATATTACAGATTTTTATACAGACAAATTTTTAGATAGTGAGGGTAGGTTAGTCTGCCCTGAATGCGGTGGAATAATGGAAGTATCTTGTGAAGTTATTGTATCTTACACTGTTCAACCTGTATTCTCATAAGGAGTTTCGATGGAAGTTGATGATTTAGAATTTGAGGAAGAAGAACCAAGTTTAAGTCCCCTGTCTATTAATCAGAGGAAAAGAACCAAGAGAGCTACTGTACCTTATAAGAGTAAGATACGTAATCTTAAGCAGTATGCTAGTATGACAGATGAAGAGTTCGAAGAAATGTTTGCTAAGAAAGAGATAGGCATTCTTCCTGATAAGTATTGGGAAGAAAGAATTGATAAGAAATTAAAAGAATTTGGTGAGGATTATGACTTAACTGATTTAAAGATTAATGATAAATATGATCTTAGAGCTTTAGCTGCGGCAGTTTTACATCTTGAAGATTATGACATGATTGTCAATAAGATTAATGCCGATGGAATTAGTGATGGTAATATTTATATCTTAAACCAAGTTAGTAAGATTCAGACAGACTTACGTAGTGATATTGCTAAAATACAAGATAGTCTAAAGATTTCACGTAAGTCTAGACGTTCAGAGAAGCAAGAAGACGCTGTTTCAGCACTAGAAGAGATTAAGGCAAAAGCTAAAAAGTTTTATGAGCAAAGAATGATGTACATCTTCTGTCCTAAGTGTAATGAGTTACTAGCTACAATGTGGTTTCAATATCCACAGTTTAAAACAAATAAAATTAAATTACAGTGTCATAGGTCTATTGATGGAGTTGTGTGTGATGGAGAAGTTGAGATAACATCTGCTTGGTTATTAGAGAATGGACTTAGGAATAAAAAAGATATACCAGCAGAAATGTGTTAGTACTGAGGAGTTAGTTATGAAGAAAGAGAATGTACTGGATGTAAAAACATATATGAATCTATTAAGAATGTTTATATTAGCAGATGATAATGGAGATGATTTACTACCTATCTCCAATATAATAGTTAATGAAAATGGTTCATATTCTTTTATAGTTCAAAATATGCAAACCGGAGAGAAATATAAACATACTATTATTACAGAAGAGTTGTAGGTGATATAACCTACAAGATAGGTGGATTATAATAATGGCAATAATACTAGTTTTAGGAGCAAGTGGCTTCGTAGGAACTAAACTTTGTAAAAAATTAATGGAAGATGAAACCAATTATGTGATTGGTGTTTCTAGACATGAACCACAATTTTGTACAGAGTATATCAACTGTGATCTTACTGATTTAGAACAGTGCAAGAAACTATTTACTGACAATTACTTTGATGTTGTTTATCAACTAGCCGCAGAATCGGGAAATAAGGAATATCTAAACTCTGACCGTTATAAGTATGGCCTATCTACTCTTATAAATATTAACATACTTAAATCAGCAAATCCAGAAAGTATCGGTATGTTAATCTTTACGAGTAGTTTTTATGCAGAATATCCTGATACGTCTTATGGCTTAGAGAAGCTGTATAATGAAGCTTTGTTTCGTAAATCTAAATTTAATATAAAAATAGTAAGACTGAATCCTGTGTATGGTTATACTAGTAAACCGGAGAAGGTAGTAGACAGTCTTTGTTATAAGTTTGCTACTGCTAAAGAACAAAGTGTTATTAACATTTCTACAGATGATTACAAAAGAAACTTTATTTATGTAGAGGATGTTATCACAGAACTTGTTAATCAAAAAGACATTTATCCAGACGAAGACACAAGAGTGGTTGAGTTTAGAACAGCAAATACTTATAGTGTCTATGAGTTAGCTAGAAAGATAAATAGTATCTCCGGAAAGAATATCTGTATAAAAGAACAATCTATTATTTTTGATAAATACAAAGAATCACTTCCTGTATTTAGATGCTTAGATTATGTATACCTTCCCACCTCTTTAGAAGAGGGTTTAAAGTTAGAATATTATGAATATGTAAAGGACTATACTAATGGTACAAATAGAAAAGAGTAATTGTAGAGTATGTGGTGGTGAGTTAAATGCTGTTTGTGATCTAGGAGAAATTTATCCTTCTAATTTTGTACCAATGAATATAGACTATTCTGAATACCAGAAAGTTCCACTTCAAGTTGCTAAGTGCAACGATTGTGGTTTGCATCAGTTAATGCATACAGTAAATCTAGACTCCATGTATAGAACCTATTGGTATAGGTCTGGACTTAATAAAAGTATGTTATCTGATTTAAAGAATGTAGTTACTTCTGTAGAGAGTAAGATAGATTTAGAAGATAATGATCTAGTTATAGATATTGGTTGTAACGACCAGAGCTTATTTGATTTCTATAGTAATAAAACTATATTCAAGGTGGGTTTCGATCCTGCACTCAATTTAAAACCAGTAGAAAACAAGTGTGATCTTTTTATTAATGATTATTTTACACGCATGGAATTACCTAAAAAAGCAAAAGTAATTACAGCAATTGCTATGTTTTATGACTTACCAGACCCTAAGAGCTTTATAGAAGACGTTAAATATATGCTAGATGATGCTGGTATCTTTGTTGTACAATTTACAGATTTATACTCTATGCTTACACTTACTGCATTCGATCACGCATGTTCCGAACACTTGTTGTTCTATGATATCCAGTATCTACGAAGATTGTTTAGCAGCCTCGGTATGCATATCTTTAGTGTTGAATACAATAAAGTAAATGGTGGAAGTGTGCGACTATATATAGAAAAAATCACTTCAGCATCAGACAGAGAACTCGACACTATGAGTTACTACTACTTCCTTAGGGAACAAGAATTACTTGCTAATCCTCATATGTTTGAAGACTTTAGAAAGAGAATAGAGACTCAGAAATTCCTTCTTTTAGAAGAATTAAATCTTATGAAAAGCAAGGGAGTACGGGTTTCAGCTATAGGCGCTAGTACAAAAGGCAACACTTTATTGCAGGTCTATGGTATTGATAATACTCTAATAGACTCTATCTATGAAGTAAATAGTGATAAGTTTGGTCTGAAAACTTTAGGTTCTAACATACCTATTGTACCTGAGGATAAGTTATCTGTACCTCCTTCTGCCTTGGTCTTACTTCCTTGGCACTTTATAGATAATATTCTTGTTTCATACAATGACTACCTAGATAGTGGTGGTATAATTATTTGCCCGTTACCTGAACTAAAATTGTACTATCACAAAGGTGGAAGACAATGGATATTAGAGAAAAAACTATAGGTGTACTAATTGATGAACTTATCACTACCGATCTAAAGTGCTTTCTAGCACAAGATGATATACAAGATGAGAATTTATCTTCGGATAAACAACTAGAAGCCGCACATAAAGCTCAGAATTTAAATAAGAGAAGAAATCAATTAATTTCTGCTATAGATCAAGCTTTAGAACAAGAGAATTCTCCTTCGGAGAAAACATATTGAAGCCTATCTTATTTATAACACATAAAGAACAACAGTGTGGAGTATACCAGTTTGGTAAGAGAGTATTCAATCTATTAGTACAAGATACAACTGTACCCTATATTTATGCAGAAGTGGACTCTATAACTGAATATAGAAACTTAGTCAATACTTACCAACCAGAGGCCATTATTTATAATTGGCATTCGTGTACTATGGGCTGGTTATCAGAACAGGAAGTAGTTAATGACCATAGAAAGCATTATTTTATATATCACGATTGCAGTAATGTGAGAGCAAACTATGACTACTATTTCTTCTTTGGTGCTTATGGCAACGGTACTATACCACTAGAGAAGTCTATATTAGTACCAAGACCTTTGTTTAAAACTAACTATGAAGTATTACCTAATGATACTTTAACAGTAGGAAGTTTTGGATTTGGTTTCTGGCATAAGGGTTTTGATAAGATAGTGGATTATATGAATAATAATTATGACAGAGCAGTAATCAATCTTCATATACCCAATGCTCACTTCGGAGATATTTCTGGTAACGAAACTAGAGCAGTAGCAGATAAATGTAGAGAGATTAATAGAAGAAAGAATCTTACTCTCAATATTACACATAATTTTTTAACTGATGAAGAAACTCTACTATTTTTATCCAAGAATGATGTTAATATGTTTTACTATGGATATAATGCAAATGATGGTATAGCTAGTGTTATAGACTATGCACTCTCTGTAAATAGACCTATAGCAATACAGAATACACCCTATCTTAGACATGTTTATAAACCAGAGATAGACTGGTCACTTAATTCTGTAGAAGATATAGTTAAGTTAGGAACTACCCCGCTAGAAGACTTCTATACTAGATGGAGTAATGATAACTTTATAAAGGAATTTCACAGTATATTCACAAGGAGTTAGTATGAATTTTGATAACATTATTTTTTATTGCGGGTACGGAAATGGAGACCTGTGGATTTCTAGAGAGTTTGTTAAAGAGATTGCAAGTTTATCTTTAGCAGATTCTTATTACTATGCTCATAATAAAGATCATCACTTGTTCTTTGATTTACCATACTTGAAATTCAAAGAACTAGATTATAACTGTTTAGAAAGACAACCTTACGCTTTATATGGAAAAGATTTATATATTAATACTTGGTTGGGTTATGCTTATGGTAAATATGTATTCCCCGGAGTTACTTGTTCTCTAAGTAATTTAAGAAGAATGTTTACTGATACACTTTCTTCTCTTGGTATAGATTATAGATTTTCTACTAATGATATTAATTATGTACCAGAACTAGATATTACTTTACTAGAAGATGAATACTACGAAAATATAAATCAATTTGTATATAGAAATATAGACCGGCCTCTTATACTAATATCTAATGGTTCTGTACAATCTGGACAAGCTTCTAACTTCTCATTTGATTCTTATGTAAATGATGAAGCAGATAAGTACAAAGATGTCCTGTTTCTAGTAACTGAAAATTATTCTAATAAACCCACTAATGTTATTTGTATCAAAGATATAATTAAGAAACAGTATGGTACTGATTTGCCCGAAATTAGTTATCTTTCTACTTTTGTTGACACCATAGCTGGTAGAAGTTCTGGCCCGTATGTCTACTCACAGAATAGACAGAACTATAATAATCCAGATTTATATATGTTAGGTTATACTTGGGAGAAAGCTTGTGCTCACATGCTAACACAGCAAACATCTAGAGCAACTTTAGCTTGGTGTGGTACAGACAATCCTAATGATATTAAAATGGAACTAGAGAAAGCAGTAAAATGGAGTAATAAGCAATGCTAAAAATCTTATTCGGAATTGTCACTTATGGTAATACAATGTTTACAGAAAAAGCCATTGATTCCATTATGTCTACATACAGTGGATGTAAGGATATCTTTGTAGTAATAGGAAAGCCCGGAGATATGCAGACTCAGGAGTTATTGTATAGAAAACAAGTACACTATATAATGCATGATATGAATAAGGGTTTTCCGGCTAGTGTTAATGATATTACCGATTATGCTTTCAAGAAGAACGGTTATGATGCAGTTATTATTATGGGTAATGATGTAATTGCTTATGAGAATACATTAGATTCAATGGTGGAAGCAGCAGAAGCTGGGTATTTGTGTGTAAATACTACAGAAATAACAAGTAAGTATCTAGTCCAACTATATCCAGAATGCAGCCAATATTTTGTTGGTAATGACTTAATTATTAATGACCTATCTAATGAGTGCTGGAAGAAATTTGTTCCTACAAAAGACCCTGTGGTAATACAAGAGCCATCTCCAACAGTAGAGAATCCGATGGTAAATATCCATAACCTATGCCTATATACTAGAGAGTATTTTGATAAGGCTGGTTATATAGATACTAATTTTTACAAAGCATATTTTGAAGACGATGATTATAACTATCGTAGAAAACTACTAGATTTAAAGGTATGTAATCTAGCTAATAGATACTACTTCCATTTCTGGAGTAGAACAATTAAACAGGGTAGTGGTGGTTCTACTAATAAACTATTTGAATTCAATAGAGAATACTATATTCATAAGTGGGGTGGAGAACCTCACCACGAAGCTTACACGATACCTTTTGATGGTAAACCCTACACTTTGGAGGATGGTTTAATTCTAACTAATGATATTAATATACAGAGCAGGGAGTTAGAACCAAAGATAATTAACTATTGGAGTAATAAGTAATGGCATTAGTAGAAAAATGTTTGCAGACAGATGAAGATATAATGTGGTATGAGGTCATGCGGAACCCTGTCTTGGCTTCTGAATTTATTATGAATTATGACAAGACAGAACTAGATGAACCCTTTGAACTTACTTGGTATCAAAAACAGGTTATGCTGGACTTTAGTCATTATATAAGCCTAGAGCAAGGGCGTGCCACAGGCAAGACCGTAAGTTTATCTCTACTAATACTGTGGTTATTAGTATTTAAAGTATTTCCAGAAGACTACATAGTGTATATGGTTCCAGCAAAAGCACAACTTGAGCCTGTGTTTTCTAACTTAACTAGATTACTAAGAACAAATGGTTTCTTAAAGAATTTCATAGAGCGTAATGGGGGTATCAACGGATCAGATCATATAATAAAACTATTAAACCAGTCTATGATTGATTGTCGTATTGCTGGTCAGTCTGGTACAGGTATAAATGTTATTGGTGTGCATACACCTTTCTTTATGTGTGACGAGTCAGGTTATTTTAGCTACTCAGCTTGGATTGAACTACAACCAACTGTTAATACATTCACTCCGGGTTATAGACTAATGGTGTCAGGAGTACCTACGGGGTTACGTGAGAAGAATGTTAACTACCATTGCGACCAAGAGAATTCTGCTTATTCTAGGCATCATATTACCGCTCTTCAAAATCCTAGGTTTACAGAAGAAGACAGAATAAAAGCTATAGAACAATATGGTGGAGAAGACTCCGATGATTATATCCATCTAGTTCTGGCAGAACACGGCAAACCATTGTTCTCCTTATTTGATCGTGCTAATATGCAGATAGAACATGATCCTGTTTATAGAATAGAAATGAATGGCATAAACTTCCAGAAGAACCTTACAGAATATATCACTAAGCTTTCAGTTATACCTCTAATTAAAGACAAGAGAATACAAACACTCATAGGTATAGATTTAGGATATACTGAACCTACCGCAATTTTTATTATGTATCTTGATGATAAAGATAGGATGAGATTTCATGCTAAGATCAGATTAGAAAAAGTATCTTATGATATACAGGAAAAATTAATTGATTTCTTAGATACTAGATTTAATCCTCTCATGTTAGGTATAGATAAAGGTAGTGCTGGTATCAATACTATTCAACATTTACAAAATGATGTTGAATATATACATAAAGGTTATGATAAAAGAATTGTACCAATTGATTTCTCTTCTTCTGTAGTATTAGGTATAAATGCAGACGGGGAGGAATTAAAGAACAAGACCAAACCCTTCTCTGTTTCTGTACTTCAAGACTATGTTAATATTCATAAGATCATTTTCTCTTATACTGACTTGGAGACAATTACAGAACTTGAACGTATGACTTATAGTAAGAGTATCAATGGGGATATTTCTTATAGAACACTTACTGTTAGAGGTGGTAAAAAGGGAGAAGACCATTTTACATCTGCTTTACTTTGTGCTTCTCTGGCTTACTACTTAGAGAATGAATACATGCAAGCACGTGGTATAAAGAAAAAATTATTTAGACCAACTTGGTTATAATAGGTGATATATGACAAAAAAAGATGCAACTGCTACAGTAGAAGAGAAACATGTGCGATTAGGTGGATTAAAAGTACAAGGCAGTCTTGGTGAAAGTACTGCTGCTTTTATAACCCCATTATCTTCTTCCTCAGATGAGAATCCTTGGTCTCCTGATGAAATAGATAGTATGGAGATGAACAAGGTTGATACATATAAAAAACTAGTCGAAGCTTGTAGATTCTTCTATAAGAAAGATGCTCTAAGTTCTACCACTTTAAACAAATTAGTAGAGATAGGAATTACAGAATTGCTGGTTACACAGAATGGTTTAAGTGATAATGCATTTAGAGCCTTTCAGGGTATGTTGCCAAAATTAAAAGAATTTGCAGAGTCTATGGCTATGGAGTATCTTTTATCTGGTCTAGTTATACCAGAAGTGGAGTTTGCTCCTGCAACCAAAGAGCAACTAAAATTATATAATATTAAGAAATATGATACCTTTACTCTTCCTACAATGATGTGGTTAAGAGACCCAACTACAGTTACAATCAATACTTCTATGTTGGGGCCAGACCCATCTTACTATGTAGAAGTACCAGATGATTTGGTTTATTTTATTAATAATGACGGCACATATAAAGATGGCACTAAAGATTTAGCTTTATTTAGTAAACTTAAAGCAAATTATGGTGAGTTTGTCTTACAGGTAAAAAAGGGTGTGCAAAAAGTTTTACTTGATAACAAGTTAATTATCAGGCGTAAAACACAGTCTTATCAAGCCTACCCTATACCATATTTAGAGCCTGCACTAGAGGCTTTAAAACATAAACGTAATCTACGAAGAATGGATTATAGTTTAGCTTCTAGAGTTATTAGTGCTATTCTACTCTTTAGATTGGGTAGCGATGAATTTCCTGTGACAGAAGAAGATGACACAGTATTTGAAGACTTAAAGAACCAAGTGTTGTATAGGGATTCTACTGGTAAGAATGTAGAGAGAATGTTTCAATTATTTGCTAACCATACTCTAAATATCGACTGGATTATGCCAGACGTGTCAGCATTAGTGGATGATAAGAAATACTCTGATATTAACCAAGAAATTATCTTTGCTTTAGGCTTTCCTCGTATTCTAATTACAGGAGAATCTGAACGTACAGGTACTTCTGACCCACAGTTTGCCATGATGGCTCCTATTAAAACTATGGAAGATTTCAGAAGTAAGATACTAGGAGTATTGCAGTTCATAATTACTGAGACAGCTCGATTAAATAGACTCACGGATTCTCCGGATGTTTCTTTTAGACCTATTAATCTCAATGCTTTCGCTGATTTTATGGATGCTATTAAAGACTTGTATGCTTCTGGTAATGTTTCTAGAACTACTTATGCAGATTTACTTGGTATTAAGTGGGAAGATGAGATCAATATGAAGGAAAAAGAAAATGCCCTGCTCTCAGAAAAGGGACTAGAAGCAAATGCACCACTTCCTTTCAGTAATGCACCAACCTCTCCCACTACTTCTACAGAACCTACATCAAATACTAATAAACCTACAGATAAAACGCCGAAAACCACACAAAAATAAGTCATTTTAGACACAAAATATCGTATTGATGTATAATAAGTGTATATTAAACCTATAATGAAAGTGTAGTATTATACTACATTTAAAGGAGTATAATGGTAGATAATAAATCCATTAATCTTTCTTCTAGTATTGAGTGGTTAGATAATGAAGCAGAAGCAGCTATTAGTCTTAATCCGCTCTACCAGTGGGTTAAGTTAGTTGTTTGTGACGACATTCCAAATGGCAATAAACAGCAAATAGAAGAAGCTGAGTTTCCTAATTTAATTAAAACCGGTATTAGTTCTCCTATTAAAATGGCAGATAAGAAGATATCAGATGGACATGGTGCAGCTTTTGGACACCCTATTGGTGTTATTTCTCAACTAAAACAAGAAGGCAATAAGCTTTTAGCTTTAGCTGCCTTATGGAAGAAAGAAAGACCAGAAGATGTGTCTATGCTTAAAGACATGTACACTAGTGGTAATCCTCCTAATGTTAGTTGGGAGATTTCATACTCTGAATCAGAACTTGTTGATGGAGTAGAGAAACTTAAAGGTTGTATTCTTAATGGACTAGCTATTGTAGGTATGCCAGCATACCAAGGCAGAACACCTTTTATAGCTATGTCTTCATTAGATGTAGAAGAAGTTACGGCAGAACTTGGAGAGGCTGCGGTTTGGACTAGAGCTTTCATTGATACCTTATCAGATTCAGCATTTTTATATACTGAGGACGGCGGTAGTAAAGATGGTGAGGGTAAGATCACTCCACGCAGTTTACGGCATTTTCCCTATAGAGATAAAACTGGAAAAATAGACTTGCCCCATTTAAGAAATGCATTGGCAAGTATCCCACAATCTAATGTACCTGATGATGTAAAAACAAAACTAGAGAATAAAGCCAAGAAATTACTCCAAGAAGCAAATTCAAGTACGGAGGATAATAATATCGAAATGGAAAAAACTTTAGAACAGTTAGAAGCTGAGTTAAAAGTAGCACAAGATGCTCTAGCTGCTAAACAGTTAGAACTTGATGCTAAAGCAGCCGAGTTTGCTGAACTTAAGACTAAATTAGAAACAATTGAACCTGAATATACTACTTTGAAAGATTTTAAAGCTAGTATTGATGCTGAAAAAGAAAAAGTAGAGAAGTTAACCAGTATTAAGAATAAGTTCAAAGAAGCCGGTCTTGATAAAGACGAAGCCTATTTTACAGAAAAAGAGGAAACCCTTTTGAAGTTAGAGGAAGCTGAGTTAGACTTTATGATTCAGGAACTTGCTGCATTCAAAGTAAGTTCAGCTTCATTGGCAG